AGGGTCACGAATACTTGATCGAACAAGTCCAACACACTGGCACTGACACGGTCACTTCGAATGGCTCCAAGCAAGTCAGATTGTCCTACAACCACCCAGTCAAGGAATTGGTCTGGTGTGTTAACGCCGGTAACAACACACGCGCTAACATGTGGAACTTCTGTTCTAACACCGCCATTGATGACGTTGTTTTGGTTTCTGAAACTCCATTGACCTCTAACATCGCCGTTTCTCCAGCTGATGTTGGTGCGCCATTGTACTTGGCCGATCAGGTTTTGGGTTCCACTTGCGTATGGAAGGAAGATGGTGCGCCTGGATTCGCGGCATCGGTTGGTCCATTGTCTACGTTTAAGTTGATCTTGAACGGTCAAGACAGATTCAAAGAGCAATCGGGTAAGTACTTCAACCAAGTCCAATCATTCAACCACCACTCCGGTTCCCCATACCCAGGTATCTACTCGTACTCCTTCGCGCTCAAGCCAGAAGAACACCAACCAACGGGTACCTGCAACTTCTCCAGAATCGACAACGCGCAAGTTGCGGTCACTTGCAAGAACCTCGCGAACACTTCTTTGGCGTCTCCATCGCTCGACATGTTCGCGGTCAACTACAACGTGTTGCGCATACAAAGCGGCATGGGCGGCCTAGCATTTTCGAACTAAGCGTCTATTAAGCGTTTAAAAATTTAAAAAATAAATAAAAATTAGATTTTAAAATTTAGACCAAATTTTAAAGTTTAACCCCCAAAACCCGACGTAATTTTTGCATGATTTTAGGATCCGGAATAGCTTTACCCGATTCGTATGAAGAGATGATATCTGTTGATACGTTTATGAGACCTGCGAGATCCTTTTGTGTATACTGTTTTGCGACACGCGCTTTTTGAATGGTTAGTGCCGTTTCTTTACCGACCTTTTTATGTGTACCTAACTCGGTTTCGTCGAGTTTTTGTTCCCTTGTTTTACCTGAATATTGACTCCGTTTGGGTAACTTTATTTCCTGACCCATGAACTTAACATACTTTTCCTTTTCCTTTTCCTTATTGACTTTACCGTGAATAATAACAGGATCCCAGTCTTGGTAATGGTTCATTTTGTTTCAAAGAGACTTAAAATTTTAAGTGTGTCTAAAAACGTATTACGAAGACGAAAATAAAAACAACGAAACATAAAGAATATAAACGTGATTATGGTAAGTAGATATGATAGAAATTTATACGGACGGAAGTTGTCTCGGTAACCCGGGACCCGGTGGTTGGGCATATATATTGGAAAACGAACAAAACGCAGGTGGTGCTAATGTTACCACGAATAATGTTATGGAAATGACGGCGGTTATAAAAGCGCTCGAGAAGTGTTTGGAACTCAAACACGATAGGGTCCGCGTGTATACGGACAGTAACTATGTAAAAATGGGATTACTCGAATGGTCTAAGAACTGGGAACGGAACGGTTGGACAACAGCTTCGGGTGGTGAGGTGAAGAATAAGGATTTATGGATACGTATGTTGGAACTCATGCGTAGTTTCGAAATGGTTGACGTGAGATGGGTCAAGGCACACAACGGAAACGAGAAGAACGAACGCGTCGATAACTTGGCACGTGAGTATGCGTACTTATTTTCTAAGAAAATGTATGGATAAACCAGAACAACACCAATGGTGTCCAAACCAGGAAAACCTTCTTAAACGTTGGGCCGAAAAAGCTGCCGGTTACAGGTGGTTACACAATCACGCCCGCGTTTTATATAAACGTCAACACGATTGGTTATCGTACCCGTCAATAATTATATCGAGTATTACGGGTGTTGGTGGTTTTGCGGTTTTGAGTCCCGATACGAATAGTATGTCCGATGACCAAAAACAAAAGATCGTTATTTTCCAATACTTTTTTGCGTTCATGAATGTTATTGCGGGTATACTTACATCTATATCTAAGTTTAACAATTCCGCACGGTTTATGGAAATGCACTCGGTCATGTCTGTACAGTACTCGAAACTGTATAGGAACATAGATATGGAATTATCTTTGGAAACGCAACACCGCGAGGACGTTTTGGAATTCGTGAACAAAATCCGCGTCGAGTACGATAGATTACTCGACGAGGCACCCGATATACCTTCCGAGAGTATTGACGCATTTAACGAATCGTTTCCCAATAAGGAGAACAAACCTGATGTATGTAACGGTTTGAGTGTTATTAATTATGGCGAAGATACGAATAGTCACAAAAACATGGTACTCAAAAACTGGCTACTCAAAAAGCGTCCGGGTACACCGATATCATCGAGACCTTCGGTCGAATTGAAATCGTACAACTCGGAAGAACAGGTTTAAAGAAAAGATACGTATAATAAACACGTAGGCTCCTATAGCTCAATTGGTCAGAGCGCGGCGCTTATACGACCGATGTATATTCTGTAATTTTAGTATTACGCAGGCACGCCGAGGCTGTGGGTTCGATCCCCACTAGGAGCACTTACTTACTTTTTACACGCGTATCCCACGTGTAAAAAGTATCTTAATAGAAATTATATGAAGTGTTGGTCTTGTGAACACACCCCAGAGTATAAACGCGATCAGATCCGTAAGAACGTTCTCGAAGGTACGTACTCTAAGAAACCAAACCTCGGGTTTAAACGTCGCGATAATGCGCGTCTTCGGTTACGGTTTAAAGAGGCTATAGAGTACGCCCACGATACGTGTGCGGAGAAATCGACGGATGAGTGTTTCACGGCGTGGGACGAGGTTGACGAACTCGAAGACTCGATGATGCGTTACGGTATAAATTTGTATGACGATAGTAACATGCGGTACGGGTCACTTCTTCGACGCGCGTTTAAGGTTCGTTGGAACGTACGTAACGTAGAGGACCATCACGTCATACCAGCACAGTTCAAAAGCCACCCGGTCGTGGAAAAGGTAAACTACGATATACACGCGAGCGAAAACATAATCATGATGCCTCGCGAGATCGGTAATTTACGAACGAATAGACATACACACAGAGGCGGACACAAAGCATATAATAGGTACGTGGGCGAAGTACTCGATTCCATGGAAACTATGGAAACACCGGAACCAGAATTTAGAAAGTTTGTTGACTTTTTAAAGATTGGGTGTCGTTATCGTCCTCAAGATATACCATGGAATTAAATATCTAGTTATATTATAATGGTTATTAGATTTGTATTAGTATTTGTAATTTTACTACTACTTATTCTAATTTATAATAAATATAATAAAGTATCTCATAAAAAAAGTAATAATATTATACCGAAACACGTTTATCAAACATGGAGTAGTTCTGATATACCGAAAACTATAAAGGAAGGTATGATTTCTTTAAGAAAAAAAAATCCGGATTTTGAATATCATTTCTTTGACGATAACGATTGTAGACATTTTATAAAAAAATATTTTGGTAATCGTGTATTAAATGCGTATGATATTTTAATACCTGGTGCGTATAAAGCGGATTTATGGAGATACTGTGTAATGTACATTAAAGGTGGTATATACTTGGACATAAAATATGTCACAGCTGGTAATTTCAAACTAAATGAATTATTAGATCAAGAATATTATGTTAGGGATACAAATGCCATACATCATTATAATGAAGAATATGTATATAACGCAATATTAGTATCTAAACCAGGAAATGAAATTTATAAAAAATGTGTAGATAGAATAGTAAAAAATGTTGAAAATAGAGACTATTGTAGAAATTCTTTAGATATTACAGGACCCGGTTTATTAAAAACAATTTTGGATGAAAATGTAAATTATTTGAAAACTAGAAAATATAATTTTAAAAAATATCAAAATTTAGGAGAGGGTAAAGTATACTATAATAAAAAATTAGTTTTAGATATTTATAAAAGAGATGAATATTATAAAGAGAATAAAAAATATTACGGTGTATTATACACAGAAAAAAAAGTTTTTCGTGATGATTTAGCTTATTTTTTCGTGTAAATTACACGTGCTTGGAAGTTTACTATTGTTTCCGTTATTACTACCTAATTCTTCTCTATTCTGTGAAATGTAATCTGGTGAAGTAACACACTTTTCTATTTTATTATTTTTTAAATAATCTGATAAAGTGTGATCATTTCTGTCTCTCCAAAATGTAGCTTCATCGCGTTCCATATATTTTTTTATGAAGCTTTTCTTCATGACCATGGCGTGGTTACACAATAATTGCGCTTCCGTTGGAGCTTTATATAAATGTTCGGTTATACTTGGGTATGTCATATTACAGTATGCCCAACAGTACCCTAAGAACAGAATTTCAGATTCTATGAT